TTGATTCCTGCTCTGAGTGCCGTTGCCGCAATCATAGCCGCACGTTTTGATGACTAGTACCGCTAGTACAAACCGTTCCGTTATTAGAAGACAAGGAGCCAGCCTACATGGCAGTATTTAGGCGCGACGATAACCAGAGCTCATCACGCTCTGCTCAGCCGCAGTCCCAGCCACAGCGCTCCATTGTTGGTGGCATTTCAAGCAGTTACATGCCAGTGCAAGCTGCGCCTTTCAATTCTCCTCGACCGCTTACAGCAGCGGCCGCCCAGCTAAACGTTGCCGACAAGGGTGAAGCCGAGCGCTTCAGAGCAAGACGTGCGTCCGGCGTCAACGGCTGGCAGCAAGAAGCCTGGGAGTACTACGACGCTATCGGCGAAATCAAGTACGCTTTTAACCTTGTTGCATCAGTCGTTTCACGTATCCGTCTTTACGCTGCAGTTATCGACAACCCTGCTCAGGCACCTTCACCAATCCGTGACGTTGCCTCAGTTGACGACCGTCTAAGCGCTGCAGCCGAACGTGCACTAATCCGTCTTGACTCAGCATACGGCGGCCAGGCAGGCCTTCTACGTGACGCTGCACTAAACCTTTCTGTTACTGGTGAATGCTATCTAGTACAGATTCCAGCTAGAGCAGGTCACGGAGTTCCTGAAAGCTGGGACATCCGCTCTGTTGACGAGCTTCTGCTCGACCAAAAGGGAAACTACTTCATTCAGTCACGTCGCGACTCTTCAGGTATGTCAGCTGGCTCACAGACAGCAAACAAGCCTGGCAACGTACTTCTACCTAAGGGCGCATTCGTTGGTCGAATCTGGCGTGCGCACCCTCGCTACTCTGAAGAAGCGGATTCGAGCCTACGTGGTCTTCTAGACCTTTGTGCTGAGTTGCTACTTCTAAACCGTACCTTCCGTGCAACTGCGCGTTCCAGGCTGAACGCTGGCGCTCTCTATCTACCAGACGGTCTATCTGTTGCAGCAGGGCCGGACACTAACTTCCCGTACGATGTCGATGGTCAGTATTCAGACCCGACTCCAGAAGAGTTGCAGGACGAGTTCGAAGACCAGCTAGTAGATGCAATGACCACACCGATTCGTGATGAGGAGTCAGCTTCAGCTGTTGTTCCTCTGATTATCCGTGGTCCTGCTGAGCTTGGTGACAAAATCAAGCAGTTCAAGTTTGAGCGTTCATTCGACGCTAGCCTAGTGCAGCGTGCAGACCGAGTCCTAGAGCGTATCTTGCAGGGTCTAGACGTTCCAAAGGACGTTGTAACTGGTCTTGCAAACGTAAAGTACTCAAACGCTTTGCAGATCGATGAGGCACTTTACAAGGCGCACATCGAACCTCTAATGCTGCTTATTGCAGATGCCATCACAATCGTCTACCTACGTCCTTACCTAAAGGCTAACGGGTTCGATGAGGCAGCTGTCGACCGTATCGTTGTTTGGTTCGACCCATCACAGGTAGCGACTCGCAATGACCGTGCAGCAGATGCTGACTCTGGCTTCGAGAAGATGGCTATCTCGTTTGAAACCTGGCGCCGCGCGCACGGTTTCGCCGATGCAGATGCACCAGACGCCAAGGAAATCGCACTACGTCTTCTGTTCGAGAAGGCAGCAATCTCTCCAGACCTTACAGAGTCCATGCTTGGTGCTCTTGCTCCTGAGGTTATGGATGCAGCTCGTGCTGCAAGCCAGGCAGCTAACCCAGCGCCGATGCCACAGAACATTGCTGATGCACTATCTGGTATGCCAGCCGCACCAGCAGCGCCTACCGAACCTACACAGGAATAAGGAACATAAATGTACGAGGAAGAAATATACGTCGGAGACGACATGCCAATCGAGCCTATGCAGCCAGCCGGCAACGAGCTTCTAGCCGGCGAGCTAACTAGACTACTAGGCACCACAGTTGTCTTCAAGTTTTTTGTCCAAGGTGCTCACTGGAACGTAAAGGGTAAAGACTTCAACGAGTTCCATGACTTCTTTGGTGAGATTTATGAAGATGCCGAAGAGGCAACAGACGAGCTGGCTGAGCTTATTCGCCAGCTTGACTACGACGCACCATTCATGCTGCAGGACCTTGCGATGGTTTCACAGATTCAGCCACAGCCGTGCGAGAGCGACTGCGTATCGTTTACTCAAGAAATCGCAAACTGCAACTTGGCCATCATCGAATGCTTCAAGAAGGCGTTCGACTGCGCTGCTAACGTTTGCAACGAACAGGGTATTGCAGACTATCTTGCAGGGCGTATCAACGCACACATGAAACTAGCGTGGAAGCTTCGCGCAACGCTGCACGGCACTTACTAACCAAAAGAGGCACTCACATGTCAGATACTCCAATCAGCGCCGGCGGCGAGCTTGTTCCTGAGGAACAAGACCTTGCCCGCGCACTCATTCAGATAGCCGACAAGTACGGCAAGTTCAATGAGGACCAGACTGGTATCTGGGCAGACTACCACGAGCCTGAGGACAACCCTTACGCTGAGATGGGTGTCAAGTGTGGCAACTGTGTTCTCTACCGCGGCGGCGAAGAGTGCGCCGTTGTTGCTTTCAAAGTTGACCCAGAAGGTTACTGCCGCTTTGCTGTTTTGCCTGATGGTTCTGTCGACCCTAGCAAGGCACCAGAAGGTGAAAAGCCTTACGAGAACCACGAGTACTACGAAGAAGATGGCGACGAGCTAAAGTTCGTGCTAGCAACTGCAGGCGCTAAGAAAGCTCCTAAGAAGGACCGAATCTACGGTTCAAAGAAGAACAGCAAGGGTTCTGCATCAGGAAGCCGTAAGATCGTCTTCTCAAAGAAGGTCGAAGACTCTCTAAAGGAAAAGGTCAAGAACCACAACGAGAAGGTAACAGCAGCAGGCAAGAAGGCAACTTTGTCTGCTCTAAAGGCTGCTTACCGCCGTGGCGCTGGTGCTTTCTCATCTAGCCACCGACCAGACCAGAACAGAAACTCTTGGGCAATGGCACGTGTCAATGCTTACCTACACTTGCTAAAGACTGGTTCACCTAAGAACAAGAACTACGTGCAGGACAACGACTTGCTGCCATCTGGACACCCAAAGTCGTCTCGCGGCACCACAGCAGCTTCGTTCTATGAAGACCTAAACAAATACCTAACTATCGAGCTTCGAGACGAAATGGACTACGAAGACCCAGAGCACGCGTTGCTAGCGTTTGCTGAGTTCTCAGGACAGGGATACGAAATCATCCCAGCACTAAGGTCAGCTTGGCTACGCGGAACCCAGAATGACGAGTCTGCTTTCGAGCGGGCAAAAGAACTTGCCATCAATCTTTATGAAAGCCGTGACGCAGACCTTCTGCCACGACAGGGAAAGGCTAACTAGTGAGTAGCGATTACGAAAACCTAAACGTACCGGAGATAGACGGCACTCCGAGCATTAGAGTTCGCATTGCCGAGCTAGTGTTCATTGCGAATGCTCGTGTTCTTCCTGCTCGCCGCGTGCCACTGACTGCCGCATTGACAGTAGCGGATCGAGTGCTTACTCGCTCTTCTTTCAGTGATGCAACTGCTAGGTTGTTCGCAGTCGAACGTGCCGTTACTCGCTTTATCTCACTAGCAACTCTAGGCGCTCGCACTGGAGAGTCTGTCGAGCACCTAGACCTTCTTCCAGTTGCACACCCGCTTTCAGAGGCACTATCTCCACTAACTGCATCTGCTATCGCAGAAGCCCGTGCTGAATGGCTTGCAGCTGACCCTAGAATTGCCGACGAGCTTCGCTCACTAGTTGCATCGGCATACACACTCGAATTTGGTTCAGTCGAGCACACACATGCTCTGGCGCGTCTAGAAGCTGCAGGTGCAGAACTTCCACTCGACCTTGCTGCACTAGTAGCTGTAGGCGGAAACTCATCGGCTGCCCGTAGTGCTCGTGCACGTCGTCAGCTTCGTGACCGTCTAAAGCGCTTCGCCTTTGAAGGTGGTACTGGTGGATTCCTACTCCGCTTAGGTTCAAAGGTCAAGTCAGAGGTCGGAACGCTTCTAGGCGGCTCGTCGACAACAGGCATCGCTGAAGTTTACATCACTCAGGACAACGAAGAGTTCGGTCTCAAAAAGGGAGACATTCTTCCTGTAAGCCTAGACAACTACGAGGCTCTAGACGTTGCTCTTACAGAA